ACCCAACCTACAAAACATCAGTGGGGATATGAAGGGTGTGTTTGGGAGTAGATATGCTGTATGAACGGAATGGTTGGAGGAAACACGACGGCTCACCTGAATGTTACGAGCCACCTGAGAGCTTGATTGAAGTGGAAACTTACAGTTCACAGGGGAATTATGTTGTTAAGGCAAGCCAGCTAGATTGGCAATATGTTAAATTTTATAGGGTGATAAATGATGAATAAATTAATATTAGGTTTAGTTTTAATGGGGATTTCACTAACAGCTTATGCAGCTTGCACAACGCACACTATAATGACAAATGGGACTACTATGATATGCACCACTTGTTGCGATAGTTTGGGCAACTGCAACACTAATTGTTTTTAAGGGGAATATTATGCCATGTAGCCAAAATTGTGAGCAAGGACGTCGGTGCGACTGTGCGCCTGACAGAAGTGTAGATAGAGCCACCGTAGTTATAGCCACGCTGTTATTTGTTTGTATTGTTTCCATTTGTGTGGGGTTAGTTAAACTTTATAATGGAAACGCTGGGCAAGACTGTGCTGTTGAGGTGCAGTTCAATGATAGTAAGGCAACTTACATAGGGAAGACTGTATGACTAAAGACGAAGCAATACATAAAGCATTAAAAATTCTAAACTGCTTAAACAACGACAGAGTATATGAAACTGCTTGGGTAAAGGGTGCAATCAATGCTTGTGAAGAAGCATTAGTACAGTCAAGTGTTGCGGAATTAAACGACGAATACTTGCGTGACACGTATGTGCAAGGAATACAGTTAGCTAGCGATGTGGATATAGCTAAATCAATAATGGAGAAGAATACATGACATATATCACTTTTTTGAGTTTAATTTTATGTGTAAGTCTACACTTTTAGTTTAGTTTTAGACTAAAACTGTTACTTATAGGCAACAAAACTGCCAAAATGTACACTTTGTGTCGCATAATTTAAGAAATATTATAGACAAAGGAAATAGCTATGAAAATATACACATCTAATTACAGATACCATTGGATAAGCCCATTTACTATAGCAGAGAAGGTATGCTTTTGGCGTAAAATTAAGTATGACGAGAAGTGGGTGGTGCGTTTAAACACTCTGTTATATCCTATTATGTCGAGAATACAGCAGATTTTAGACACAATTCACCCTCATGTAGAATACATACACATTGACAAGTATGATACCTACTCAATGGATACCACCCTTGCTAAGATAATCCACCCAATGTTAAAGCAGCTAAGGGCAACAAAGCATGGGATTCCATGTAATATGACAGAAAAGAAGTGGAATGGTATAATGGACGATATGATTTGGGCATTTGAGCAAATAACCCTTGACAATAATGATGACCAGTTTTGGACTGACGGGATTGATTGGGACGGGATGAAAGTTCATTATGCTAGGATAAACAAGGGAACCGCTTTGTTTGGTAAACATTACAGGAGTTTGTGGGATTAAAGCAAGTTTAACAAGGATTAAATATGAACATAGAATTTGAGATAGTAAAAGAAAATGAAGATGGAAGTGCAATGGCTGAAGTCTTTTTAGATACAGAAGCTAAAGGGCTTCTTATACAACTTGGATTTGAAACACTCTTATTGAGATACATTGAACAGGAGAAAACTAATCTTGACACCTGAAGAACTTGAAGAATTGACTTATCTTTTAATCTTATCCAAGATGAAAGAAAATGCTAAACAACTAGGACAACCCTTGTGATAGAATGGCATAAGTTTTACCTACCCCCGATTAACTTATATAACAGACCGAGGAATAACATGGACAGAGAAAACGAATCAGGTATGAATGAAGAAGAAATGTATGTGGAATTCACGATGATTGAGATTAACGAGTTTATTAGTAGGTATGGTGCGGAATTCTTCTTGTCAAAACTGAAGTATCCAAACTTAATGGCAATTATCCGAGAGTTGCCGTAATGCTGTTACAGGCAGACGCATCTGCTCTAGAAATCCGTGTTGCCGCCTACCTTAGCCAAGACCAAGTCCTAATAAACGAGATTGTGAATGGTGTGGATTTGCATACCGATAACCAAGAGAAGTTTGGACTACCCTCTCGTTTGATAGCAAAGATTTTAAACTTTAGGATATTGTATGGGGGCAATGAATTCTCGTTTGCTAATGACCCAGACTTCACTTCTATAAGCAAGAGTAAGGCATATTGGAAGGATGTGGTGGATGCTTACTACGATAAGTACCGAGGCATAGGGGCATGGCACACCAAGATTATTCGTGAGGTGGTTGAGACCAATAAACTCGTTGCACCTACTGGTAGGGAATATTACTTTCAGAAGTTTGGTGGGCAGTATAAAGATACGCAGATTAAGAATTATGCTGTTCAGGGGACGGGTGCTGACCTCATGGCTCTAGCAAGGGTTAGTGCTCATAACCGATTGAAAAAGCTAGGATATGGTGATAAATGTTTGTTAGTGAACACTGTGCACGACTCGATAATCCTTGACTTTGATGACAAAGTGTGCGATACTATGGAATTAGTGGCAATGTTTCACAGCGTATTTCACGACCTACCAGCTAATTTTGAAAAGATGTTTGGTGTGAAATTTAATGTCCCAATGGCGGCTGAATGTCAAAAGGGTTTGAATTGGGCAGATATGGAGGTTGTATAATGGAAATTGAGATATTAGACATAGTAAAGACTGACAAAGAGGATAAGTTCGGGAAACCCACTCGCACTCTCGCAGTGACATTCACCTCTGAAGGCGTAACTCGCACACAGAACATAGTTCCCTTTGCTAACCCTAAAGTATGGCGTGTGTTAGATGATGCGTCTGTGGGAGATAAGTTTGATGTAACCATCATTAAGAATGGTAAGTTTGACAATTGGTCTGCTATTGGTCCAGTTGGGTCGTTTAAACAGGCTACACCAACGACCAAGGTAATTGGTAGTAACTACGAAACAGCAGAGGAACGGGCGATTAAACAACGGTACATTGTTAGACAATCATCTCTTGCTAATGCTATTGCCCTATCCCCTAAAGCAACGGTAGAAGGTATTATTACTATTGCTAAGCAATTTGAGGAGTATGTATTTGAGCCAGCCGAAACCTTATAATTGGATTAGAATACTAGAAGTTATTACCTGTTTTCACATTATTATTAACACTTATAGACATTGGAGTTAAGTATGACAAAATTAAAAGCAACCGTTATGTGGGCAAACCTAAACCATGTAAATGAAATGTCAGGCAAATATCAAATTGACCTGTCAAACCTATCAACTAAAGCAGTAGAAGAATTAGCCAAAGAAGGAATTGAAGCCCGTGAATCGCAAAAAGCAGAAGACGAACGTGGTGTATACATTACTTGTAAATCGACCTATCCAATCCCCGCCTATTACGAGGATGGTTCGGAAGTTCCTAGTAACATCAAAATTGGTAACGGTTCACTAGCCGTAGCAACAGTTAAACCTTTTGCATGGGAATTTAAGGGTAAGAAGGGTGTAAGTGCCACCATCTCTCGCCTGACTGTCACTAAGCTGTTAGAATATGGTGCTGAAGAAGACGCTGACATCGACTTAGCTGGTGCCGTGTGATTGAGTATATACTTTGTTATAGCACTGCTTTCTTTCTTGGTATGTTGTTTGGTGTTGGTTGCTTTATCTATATTATAGGATACATATATGGTAGCATTGATTGATATGGATTTAGTGGTATATCGCTGTGCTGCTAGTTCAGAGAATGAAGACCTAGCTATTGCCACCCATCGTGTAGAGGAACTACTGGACAACATCCTTACCAAGGTGCAAACAACCGAGTATAGGGCTTTTCTTACAGGGGCTAGAAACTTCCGCAAAGAGATTTACCCTGAGTATAAAGCTAATCGCACACAACCCAAACCGAAGTGGTTACAAGAGTGTCGTGAGTTTTCAATTAAAAAATTAGGTGCGGAACTTGCCCCTAGTAATCTTGAGGCTGACGATTCTCTTGGAATCCACCAAACGGATGACACCATTATCTGCTCATTGGATAAAGACCTTTTGCAAATAGAGGGTCGGCACTTTCAATGGGAAATACAGGGTGGTCCTGAAGAAAAGCGGTGGATGAAACCTGATACATTCATCACACAGACAGCATTAGAGGGAAATCGCTTGTTCTACGAGCAATGCTTGAAGGGAGATACATCTGATAATGTGAAGGGTGTAAAGGGATTAGGGGAAGCCAAGGCTCGTAAACTCCTTGCTGGAATTGATAATGAGAGGGCTATGTTAGATGTATGCCTTTCACAATATGCTAGTGAGGAGGAGTTCTTGATGAACGCACAATGCCTGTATATTCTTAGGTCTTTAGATGATAGCTATATTTCACGATACGAGAGGTTATTAAATGAAGTTTGAAGTGAATGTTGTTAGTAAGCAAGTATTAGACTTATCTGAGGAAGACTGTGAGAATATCCTGATAAAAACCTTAGAACATGATTGGTATGACATTTTTCAAGCAAGTATGGATGTACAAGATGGTGACGCAATTAAAAGAGTTTATAATATATACTCAGGAAAGAATCTTGTCTAGCTGGACAGAAGGTAGATTACGCACCTTTATCACTTCTACTCTACGAGGTGGGTTTAGAAAATATCCCCCCAAGTACGAAACTCTAAAAGCGGCATCTGTTGGTAAAAAGATAAATGCCAAAACAAATAGAATGGCTGAACACTTCACTTGTAATATGTGTAAATGTGAATTCCCAGCTAAAGAGGTGCAGGTTGACCATGTGGAACCCGTTGTTTGTCCGTTTACTGGGTTTGTTGATTGGAATACATTTATAAGTCGGTTGTTTTGTGAGGGTGGGAATTTGCAAGTGTTATGCTCACCTTGCCATGATGTAAAAACTGCTGAAGAAAGGATAGAGCGCAATGGCAACAAAAAATGATGTTACAGGCGATGCTATAATTAGTGGTAAGGGCAGCAAGAAGAAGTTTGATGAGGGTATTAAACTAATTAAACCAAGTTGCCTTCCTGATTGTAAATATCTTATTGACACACTTACTAAGTGCAGGGTTTGTGATTTCCGTGACGAATCCCTTGTGCCAAAAAAGAAAGGTAAAAAATGAAAATAAGTTTAAACGACCTCCCCGAACACCACCCTTACAGGAATACTAAACTTAAAGACTTAGAGGTGTTTTATCGTAAAGAGGGCACCACTGCTTGGCAAGAGATATTCACCTCGTATAACATTGCAAAAAACACATACAATGAGTTAGGTGAAGTGTGGAAGAATGGACAGGAGTGGGCTGTGGACAGTGATTCATCTTTGTGTAAGATATGCGGTAAGGATTTAAGCAAGGTTACAGAATGTGCTTGGACATCTTGCCCTAAAGACGCTTGGGACGAGGATAGGATTGATAATATAGGTCAGAATGGCAACGAGGGGTTACATTATGAGTAAACGCTTAATGGTGATACCTGACACTCAAGTCAGACCAAACGATGACTTAGAATACCTAGAACGCATAGGGAAATATGCTGTAGATATGCTTCCTGATATAATTGTTATGCTAGGCGATTTCGCAGATATGCCCTCTTTGTCTAGCCATGATAAGGCAGGTAGCAAGAGTATGGAGGGGCAACGCTACAAAGCTGACATCAAGATTGTGCACGAGGCAATGGATAAACTTCTAACTCCTATCCGACAAGAGCAGCAACGGAGAATAGATAACCATAAACCCCGTTGGAATCCCCGAATGGTTATGCTGTATGGGAATCACGAGAATCGCATAAATAGGGCAATTGACAACGACCCTAAACTTGATGGGTTAATCTCTTTGGAGGATTTAGGATATGAAGAAGCTGGATGGGAAACCGTGCCCTTTCTACAACCGATTATTATCGAAGGCATTGCTTTTTGTCATTATTTTGTTGCTGGCGTTATGGGTCGCCCTTGTGGGACTGCCCGCGCTCTGCTTGCTAAACATCATCAATCTTGTATTGCTGGTC